CCGGCGCCGAACGCGGCACAGGTGCCCGTTTTCTTGTTGCCGCTGCCGCCCCGGTTTTCGATCGCGATCTTGGCGTTGGTCCAGTTGATGTCGGTCCAGATGACAACCCCGGGTTTGGAGGCGGCGCCGTGGGTGCCGGGATCGTTGACGGTGCTGGAGCCGCGGCTGACGTTCGTCGCGTCGTGCATGCACGCCTGATACTTATCGATCCAGAACCCGCCGCAGGAGATCCCGTTGAGATTCTCCTGCGTGAATCCGGCGGACTCGAACTTCGGGACCCAGACCTGGTGGATCTCCAGATCGTTGTCCGCGGCGTCCTTGATCCGGAGGATACGGTTCCGCATGCTCGGGACGACCGGGTGTGCGCCGATCGTGGTGCCGGGCACGGCCCCCCATGCGGTCGCGCTCCGGACGAGGACGTCGCCCTTCGTTGCGGCAATACCGTCGATGTTCACGGTGTAGCTCGCCCCGGTGCCCCACAGGGGCCGGAAGTCGATCTGATCTGTCTTGGTCGCGAACCCGACCGGCCGGATCTTCTGCGTCCCGGTCGGCACGGTCTGTGTCAATCCGCCGGCCACGGTCGGCGAGACGTAGACGAGGTTCCCAATAGTCCAACTCCAGCCGGTCTTCTCGGCCCGGCCCTGCGCGAGCGCGTTGCCGACGGTGTCTTCGACCGTGGCTGCGTCCGCGCAGAGGTAAAGGACGCCGGCGACAGTCGTTTCGGCGTTTGCCTGCGCCCGGTAGAGTTTGCCGTCGGCCGCCTGGTAGAAGACAAGCCCGTACGCATTCGCGACGGTCTCGCCGAACGTCTGCTGGAGGATGCCTCCCTTCTTGTGGATCTCTCCTGCTACTCGGTTTACCATTGCTGTTGTTTCCTCCTTTTTTCAGATGTCGATGGTCGAATGGTGGAACGTCCCGCCGCCCCCGTGTGTGCGCTTGACCTGGAGCGATCCCCGCTCGGTGCCGTCCGGCAGAACGATCAGGTCCTCGTCGAAGACCTCGACCGCAACGGTGATCCGAGCAGTCGAGGTCCGTTCAACCCCGTTCACGAAGACCCGGCGCGGCTTGTAGGAGATCCGGGCCGGATAGGTAGCGGCAGCCGCATACTCCGGATCGCCGGTGTAGGTGGTGCCGGTCCGCGCCTTGATCTGCACCTCCTGGTTCAGAAGGCCCGCGAGGCTCATCCGAACCCTCCCAGGAGCTTCATGACCACTGCGACTATGCCGCCCGCAACGGCTCCTGATCCTCCTCCAGTCGCCGCCATCAGGCCGAGGGTCCGGTTGCTCTGCGCTTCCAGGACCCTGACGCGAGACTCGATGTCGGTCTGCGATTTGGCGATCGTGTCGACCTTGCTGTAGACCCATCAGGAGGAGTTCGCGGTCAGTCAGCGCGCCAAGAGCGCTTCCTTCAGGGAGACTCATCAGAATCCCCTCCTCACGCGCACGACGGGGGTTCTGATCGAGGTGGCAGGTCAGAAAGCCCGGAGACGTCCGCGTGCNGGACGCCTGCGAGCGCTGCCGGGCCGATGGCGAGTGCGTCGCGGCACCGGTCGAGTTGCTGCCGGTACAGGACGTACCAGCGGGACGAGGTTGCAGCAGGGCCGGCGACCGTGTAGCTGTAGTCGTCGATCTTCTCGCCGCTGAAACCCGATCTGGTCCTCCCCCGCCGGCGAGATAGTGGGCCATGAGGTAGGCGAGCGCCCGTTCGGCCGCCGGTCTTACTGCATCCCGGATCGTCGCCCTCGAACTCGTCGAGCGCGTAGGGGTAGAGCAGGTCGAACTGTGCCGATGTCGGCGTGTAGGGGGTCAGGACCGGGAGCAGAGCAAGAACGTTACCGCTCGTTGGCATGGGGATCCTCCTCGAAGAGCCGGTCGGTGATCGCTGTGAGCCCGGCGGGATACGGGGAGCCCGGTTGACCTCTCAAACGCCTGCGCCATTGCAGGGTAGTGAGGGGTCGATCACGGGCTGCACCCGTTCCACCTCCGGATGTTCTGTTCCTCCTCCGGCGAGAGGTCGAGGTATTCCGGGTGCTCGGCGACGGCGGCGAGGATATCGCGGAGGTGCTCTTTGCACCGTGCCCGGTAGTAGATGTCCTCGTTGAGGAGGGTGAGCGTGATGTCGGTCGCCTGCCGCATGAGCTGTTGCTTCCGGGCGGCGTCGTGTCGGTGTGGTTCTCGACGATGCTCTCCTTCATGACACGGTTGAGCAGCGCGAGGAGCGGGTCGTCGTACTGGAAGACGGCATCCGGGTTCTTCTTTGCCTCACGATACGCTGCCTTAGACCCGGCGCACCGGTATTTCAGGAACCCCTGCCACGCCTGGTCGAGGAACTTCTCAAGGATCGTGTTCTTGATCGTCTTCTGAAAGAACATCCCGAGCCCGCCAGCGTAGCAGTTGTGCGCGAACCCCGTGCGAGGGGCGTTTGGTGAGCGCCTGCGCCGACTGCGGGTCACGGGCGATCATCGCCCGCTTCTCATCGGGGCTCATAAACCGGGATGCGAACGATTCGGACATGGTCAGCCCTCGTAGTAGTTCGGTTCCCGGATCAGGCGGCCAGCGACGACAGTGTTCCCTGCACCGGTGCCGATGTTCGTGACCTAACCAGGTACTTCTTCGTCCGGTCGAGGTAGATCTCCGGCAGCGTGCCGTGTGCCGCGTCCCCGGCTCCGACATCGCCCATCGTGCCCTGGTAGAGGATGTCGACCGGGAGCGCGGCGGTCACGTAGGCGACCGGGGCTGCGAGCGTGCCAGCGGCCGAGACCTCCGGCGTGTGGTAGACAGCGGGCACACTGTTCATCGACGGGTCGCCGTTCCGGTTCAGGTTGTAGGCGATGAGTTCCGTGCCGGGCGCGATGACGGTCGGCACTTCGTAGATCCCGACGGAGCAGTCGACGCCGGTGTCGATCTCCAGGACGAGCCGGACCACGGTCGCGGCGTCGTTCGCGCTCGGATCGAGCAGGATATCGACTGCAGCTGTAGGGGCGACGGCAGTGAACCGGTGAGCGAACCGGAACGCCCGCCCCTGCCGCACGGCGTGGAGCACGTCGCTCCCGACGATGTGTCGCCCTTCGTCATCGATGATGCCAGCAACCCCGTAGCGGTTGCACGGTGCGAAGGCCATAGTGCCTCCAAAACAGAGAGGGTTAGCTCTCCGTCATGTAGCCCCACATGACGCCCTGGTTCTTGCCAGACGTCTGCTGGATGTTCGAGAACGGCGAACGCCAGATGTCGTACTGGTAGACCTGAGCGCCGAGATTCGGGTCGTCGTACTGCCGCGCCTTGATCTTCGAGATCACGGTCACGACGCCGGGCGTCGCGTTGCAGACACCGAAGACGAACCGGTTGCCGCTCGTGTCATCGAGTTTGTCGATGTCGGTGCTGATGAAGACCGGGATGTTGAGCGTCGGGTGGATGGACGTGGCACCGCGCCATTCGGCGAGGTTGGCGATCGCGACCTTGTCCCCGACCGCATCGACGTAATACGCACCCGCGAGCGTCCCCATCACGAGCGCGGTCGGCCGATGAACACCCATCGCTGCAGCCATCTTGCCGACGGCGAGCGTGGGCTTGACCGACGTCCAGTTCCCGAGGTCGCCGGTGGTGTTGTAGATCTGCGGCGTCGTGTTGAGTCTCTCGGCGATGAGTTTGTTCAGGTTCGCCGCCAGGGCGCCGGCTGCGGCCTGCTGCTGCAGGCTCATGGGGTTCCCGACATCACTCTCGATCTCCGCCTCATCCGAAACGTACAGGACCACGCGGTCCTTGAGCACCTCGATGTCGAACCCGGACGGTTTACCGCCACCGCCGACCGCGTGCTCGAACTCGTCGAGCTGCGACTGGACCGGGACAGGACCGAGGAGGGGGATCGTGCCCTTGAGTTTCGCGTAGGTCATCGTCGGCCCGATAGCGGGCGACGCAAGCTGTGTGCGTTCGAGCGCTGCCTGGATCACCGGGAGGATCAGGCGTTTCTGCGTCCAGTCCCCTTCGATCTGGACCTTACCGAGCATTCCTGTGTTTCCCATATCAGAACCCTCCGAGGTCGACGACGCCCACGGCGGTGTCTGCGCCGCCGACCGTCATCCGACCAAGCGGCTTGATGTAGTTCCCGGACGGGTCGGTGTCGCACACCTTGACTTTCCCCCCGCTGCCCGTCACGACCGCACCGGTGTAACAGTTCTCGGAACAGTCAACTGCGACTTCGCCCTTCGTGACGACGCGGCCGGTCTTGCCGTTCGCCACGGCCTCGATCGCGACCGCGAACGGCCCGACACCGTCTTCAGCACAGGCCGCTGCGGTAGATGGTGCGGCCGGGGTGATCGTGACAACGGCGCCCTTTGCAATATCTGCGCTTGCTGTGACTCTCTGCACCCGGGCGCCGGGGAAGAACTCTCCTGCTTCGTATGCCATGTCTTTCTCACCTCACACAAACTGGATCCCGGTCGCCTTCGCGACCTCTGCGGCCATGTTTGCAAACTTCTGTTCCTCGGTGCTTTCCGCGTCTCCGGAACCTCCGGTCGCGCCAGTGCCCTCGGCCTGCTGCTCCTGCGGCTGCGTGTTCTTGAACGCGACCACCTTCAGCGCAAATGCGCCGGGGTCAGCCTCAAACTCCTTCCGAGTCTCGGGCTCCTTCGCACCGAGCCAGCCCTCCGGAAGGTTTGCCTTCATGGCGTTCCACTTGGTGTCCTTCTCGGCGGTTGCCTTCTCGGCCTTGAGGGTCTCAAGTTCCTGCTTGAGGTTCACGAGTTCTGCGGTCTGTGCTTTCGCTGTTTCGAGTTCCTTCTTCAGGTTCTCGAACTCGGTCAGGTTGACGTGCTGTACGGGTGCCGGCTCGCGCCGGGTGAGCGCGTCGGCAATCGTCTTGAGCAGTCCCTTGGTTTCGTCGTCAGGCATGTCTGGTTCCTGTAGATTGTGGAACATTGCTCCACTGTCGTTCGGATAGCAGTTCGGGCACGCTCCGCGATCGAACACGAGGATGTGGTTCGGGGTCACCGGACCGGCGATCCTGGTTGCTCCAGGCAGCCGAGGANTCCGGGCCTCCGGGGAGGCGAGGCCAGTCGACGAGCGAGAGTTCGCCCGCGTTGGCCTTTGCCGCAATCGCCGGGTCCGAGAACACGATGGCCCTTTGAGCACTTTCTCGCCGGTCTCCGTCAGATGGGCGGCGGATACGCTGCCGACCGTGCGGAACTTCGCGGGGAGGGTGCGGGTAATCACGTCTTTGAACTGCGGATGTTCTGCAGGCTTCCCCGGCTCCGTCTCAACATAAATCACTGGGACGGTGTTCCAGTGGTCTACGGTCGGCGCGAAGTGCTTCGAGTCGTAGAACACGTATCCCCCGTTGTTCCGGTGGTACACGTCGAGGCGTTGGAGCGTGACGTCGTGGAGGTTGGCAAAAGCGTTGGATTTCTCTCCACAAGACATAGAATATGCTTGGCAGGCATCCGGTATATAAAAAAATTGTGGCCCTTTTTTGGGCATTCTACGCATCACGCGGCTCTGTTTTCGGAATTGTCGCGCTCAATCGCGCGTAAATGGATCTTGGTTTCCAGGTGCCGGATGAACCCGGTGACTCCTCGCGGGCCGTGGAACCGTGATTCGAGACCATACCGGTTCATATATTGTTTCAGGCGTGTGAGGAGGTCCTCTTCTTCGTCGATAACGGCGGCGTTCTTGAGGCGGCGCTGGTAGTTCCGGATCGTGTGCCGGGTGACGTCAGTGTCGGCAAACTCGGGAAGTTTCAGGATGTCGGCCGGGAACAGGTCGAGGTTCTCCCGGATGATCTGGATCTGGCGATCGGTGAGTGTCGGTGGGCGAGTCATACTTCGAGTTCCTCTGGTGTTAGGGTGATGCTGTCAGATTCTTCCACGGCGGCGGCTTCTTCCTCGACGCGGTAGTCAGCGTCGATGAGGATACACCGGCAGTTCGGTTCCCCGAGCCACGGGGCCTTATCGATCGGGTAGATCTTGCCGTCCCGGGCGAGGTGTTCCGGTCGCGTCACATCGTCGCCGACGGCGATGTACTCGAGATAGTGGACGCCGGTCTTCAGGTAGGTCGCAACCCGGGCGTCGGTCCGGAGTTTCTGCGCCTCCGTGCGGGCGGCGGTGACAGCGTTGTGCTCCGTGCCGTCGAAGTAGCCCCGGAGTTCCCGGGCGATCTGGTATGGGTGCATGCCGTCGCGCTGCCCGTCGCTGATGATGCGGAGGATCCCCTCCTGGTCCCGAGTGGCCATGTCGCTGAGCCAGGGCTTGAACGTGCGCCGGGTGGTGATGGAGACGCGGCCGTCGCCGAGGGCCGTGACCACGCGCTCGATGATATCGGTCCCGCCCTTCGCGACCTGCGCCCGGTAGGCGGCGACCTGCTCCTTCGTGATGCCGGCGACGATCTGCCGGGTGAACTTGTCGGCGCCCCTGCGCCGGAGTTCGCCGAGCGTGGACTGCACGGCGACCGGGACGAGGGTCTCGGCCTCCTCGATGAGGGGCGGCAGCGATTGCCTCCTGCCGGTCCGCGAGGACCTCTTCGATGGCTTTGCGCTGCTCGTCGGTCGGCATGTCAGCACTCTATCGCGTCGAGCACGCTCCAATCGAGGCGTGAGGCGTATTTGTGGATGCTGTACATGAGCGCGTCGCGGAATGCGTAGAACGCCGGGGATAGCCATACCCGGACCGTGACGAGAACCGGAGAACATCCGGGTTCTTTTACGAAGATCTTCTCGCCCTCGACCCAGTCGAGAAGGGGGTCTTTGGGGGGCATCATTCACCCCCTATCCCCAGGATCTTCTCAATCGCCCGGAGGCTCGCCTCGTTCGCGGCAATAATCTTGCGTTCTGCCGCAGAGACTCGCCGCCCCTCTTTGCGCGTGAACCCGGCGAGGTTCTCAAAGAGCGCGGCGGGCGCCGCTGCGTAGATCGTGTCGAGTTCCGCCCGGACCTCGTCGGTGAGTTCGCCGAGGTCGAGTTCGGAGAGGTTGCGCCGGATGTCTTCCAGCGTCAGGGCCTTGCCCTCTATGCCGACCCGGAGTTGTTCGACGATGACCGTGGACCGGTCGAGTTCCGGGCGCTTGAGCTGGATGCGGACATTCAGGTCGTCGTAGCCGTTCGCCGTCAGGACCGGTTGCAGGAACGCCTCATACTGCTCCTCGATCCACGCCTGCGTGCACCGATGAAGTTGTTCCAGACCGCATGGCGCCGCTATCCGAGGCCCCGATCACAGTGCCGGCGCCAGACCGGAGGACGGTTGTCGGGTTGAAGTAGAACTCCAGCCAGGAGACGAGGAGTTTGAGCCGGTCGGCGGCTGTCTGGCTCTCCCGGATCTTGACGTCTGGAAACGCCACGCCGGGCGGGATGACGAACCCGGTGTCCTTGCCCCAGGTGCGGACGAAGTTGTCGCCCCAGGTCTTGAGGTCTGCCGTGATCGTCTCGGTGATCTG